GTTGCGACGCCGCCGGCCGCCGTTGCCCGACTGTTTGTGGCTGTTTGCTTTCTGCTTTTGAGCGTTTCCCGGCATTGCCTCCCGTGTTGATTTAACGTCCTAAGACCAACCACTCCTCCCTCCCCTGATCACGTGCGGGGGTTACCGCACGTGGGCTTGCTCGCGAAGGGTGTGAGCTGTCCCGGTTGCTCGCGAAGGGCGTGAGCTGTCCCGACCATGTGGGGCGTGCCGGTGCATCCAAAGCCTAAGCCCGTTGCAGCAACCGACACGCCCCGCTCGCGAATGGTGTGAGCTGTCCAACCGTCCTGAATTGCTCGCGAATGGTGTGAGCTGTCCGTGCTCGCGAAGGGTGTGAGCTGTCCCGCCACTGCTTACAGGTCGCGCTTGATGATGGCGCCGAGCACCGGGCATTCCCAAATCATGTTGCCCGGCGTCACGCCCCACGCCGCCTGCAGCACGTAGTGCCGCACCACGTCGCGCGCCAAGCCGTAGCGCGCGACGCACATCGCCTCCTCGTAGTCCACGTCACACGGCGTCTCGCAGTCGGTCATCGAGTGATACGAACGCTCCCGCGCGGCGGGCCCGACCTTGCCCGGTCCGGCGCGCGCGAGCATGACCTGCGCAAACGCCGTCAAGATTGATGAGTGCTTCGCGTCGGCGAGCAAGCTCAAAGCCTTCGCGCGCAGCATCACCTCCGGGCGGTGCCCCGTGAGGCACAAGCCAAACCTGCCAATGACCTTGCCGATCTTCGGCGCCATGCCCCAAGTGCCGTCCGCCAACAGGACCGGCACCGCCGAGCAGAACTCCACGTCGTGCATGGCTCCGTTGTCGCCGAAAGCCACGCCCAACTCCGACACGAACTCGTACTCGATCCCCACCCGCAAAGCGAACTCGTGGCACGCCTCCGCGAACGGCAACCCGGTGCGCCGTGCGTGGCGAATGCACCCCAGGATCACCTTGGTGTTGCCGTGCGTGTTCTTCTGGATGGTGTCCTCGTCGCCGCTCGCCTGAGTGCCATCCACGAAATACTCGAGTCCGCACCGCGTGTAGCCGTGCCGCGCGATGCCCTCGTCCAAAGATCGCAAGGCTAAGCGTGGGCAACCCAACCGGCGCCACGATCGATTCTCAGCCTCCAAAACGCGGCGGTGCACGTGCGCGTCCCAGCGCTTCGCGTCCAGCGAGTACCAACGGTGCTTGTAAAACACCGTGCAGTCGTCACCGCAAATGAGGATGCAATCGTCGCCGGTCAACGCCGCTTCCATAGCCAAGCGCATCGACTCGGACTTCGTGCGAATCAAGCCAAAAACGATGCGCGTGCCCTCGAAAGAACGCGAGCCGTTCCCCCGCGACGCCATCACGCGCGGGAGCGCTTTGAACCACGGCCCGCCCGGCACCAACGCGACCGCTCGCTTGGCCTGTATGCCGCGCGGGGCCTTGCCCTCGGCGCCCTGCTCGACCTTGATGAAGAAGCTGCGCATAGACGCCTCCCAGCGCCGCCCGTCCACCTTGTGATTGATGGCGACGTAAGGGTCCCTCATCCACTCCTCGTGGGCCCGTTCCAGCTCGACCCGACGGGATGGTTTGAAGTCCGCCAGCCAAACCTGCAGCGGGACCGGGCGCACGATGACCCCGTCGTAGAGAGCGTTGTCAACGCCCCGACTGATCTCCTCGTATTCGCACAGCCCCGCCTCAGTGGGAACAGGCGTGGCTAGGCAGTGTCGCCCACGCAGGCACCACTCCTCCATGGGCGAATTCCAAGCGTTGCTGTTGAGCAGGCGACTGAGTACGGCGAAATAATCGGCCCGCACACCATCAGGGGCTTTGGCTTCCAAATTTGCGGGTCTCTGTTCGCGGTTGGCGCCCGCACATAAGCCCCAGCCTTGAGCTCAAAG